AAAGTAATTTATACAGTAATATTTACAGGCGGTACTACATATGGTAATGTTGGTTTTGTAAACGATGATATTAGGTTTTTAAAAGACGTGTTCACTCAAACATTTTTAAACTTAAATTTTTATGATTCTGATAACCCATTGGTACAAAATTTAGTTAGCAATGTTACACTATATAGTAGACTTAGAACTGATGATTTAGAACCTTTAGGTTCAACTAGATTAGGTGTGCCAAAACCAGCCGACCAAATTCCGTTGATATTTGTTTTAGAAAGTCCAACAACAAACCCTATTGGTTTTGCTGAAGGTTATTTCTTATATGATTACAAAGATGAATTGGAGGTTGGGCAATCTAAGTATTTGTATATGAGAGCTAGTTTTAACAATGCTAAAACTGGTACTTCTACAAATATGATGGTAAAATCCATGGCGCAACCAGTAGATGTATTGGTTCATGAACTTTACACTAGATACACATTATTTAGAACTGAAGACGGTTATTTCTACAGGGTCGATAATGCATATCAAGGAAATGACCCAGAAAACATCAATCCAATTTCTAATAACGTCAGCTACACGACAAATCCTTTGTTAAATGACGTTACTATTAATTTATATCAAATCTTATCTACATAATGGAACTAATTAAACGAAAAATTTTACTAGAGGATAGCATAGATAGGTCATACAATAGTGAAAACTGGGGTAAATTGACCGCTGATACTTTTTTTATCAATGTTTTACTAACACAAAACATTGATGATATGGGTTTATTTACAGATATTGAGTATTTTTCGGCATCAACTGATGGCTCAAACCAACCAAATTATTCAATATTGACCCAAAAATTAATACAAAGTGGTATAACTTTTCCTTTTATGTCTGAAGAGACACCATATTTAGATAACACACTAACAATTTTTGAAGAAAAAACTATCAGAAAACCGTTTTCTGTAGAATCTGAGTTTTATAATTACTTAAATTTAAGGATAAGTGGTTATACTGATAGTAAAATTGATGATGTTAAGTCATATGACAACTCTGAAAAATTAAAAACTAATTTTAATATGGGTGTTCAAACATATGAAAACTATCAAAATGAAACAATAAACGGTGTAGATAGAGTTGTTCTTTTATCTGAACCAATAGTTTATGTTTTTGATACCCCTGTAGATTTAAATATGGGTACCGAAAATCAAGTTTATGGTTTGCAGTATTTAGACTACACTGCAAAAACTAGAACAGTGATTATAGACGATGTAAAATATCGAATACCAGAAACAATAGTTAATTACATAGGAGAAGGTAATAACGAAACAAATATATCTTTGTCGGCTTTGACCAAAGAAGAGTATTTATTTGGTATAATATCCACGCCACAAATTCAAAATGATGTATTTATAGAAAGAGGTGTGACTTCAGTTATTGAACCACATATGAAACTCTCTGAAATAAAAAATTTAAAAGAATTAACGCTATATGGTAACGGTTATTATAACATTACAAGACAATAAAATGTACTTTGTATAAAAAATAGTTAGATTAATAAAAAACAAGTAAATGGCAACAGGAACATACGGTATAGTTAGACCAGCTGATATTACTCCAGATGATGTGGAGATTTTTTATCATTTTACACCATCTAGGGATAAAATAGGTAACACAACGCTATTAAAATTAAATCCAAACGAAGTTTTGGTGAAAATGGACAACCCAAATAAAACACAATCTGGTATAGCAGGTCCAGAATTGTTTGGTGGAATGTATACTCTAAAATTACCAGTCTCTAATTTTAGCACCAAAGGTTTTTACTCAATAATAATAAAACCAATAGAAATTAGAACAACTATAGTTGATGTCGGTGTATTATCAGCCTATCCAGACACTACTGGTTTATTGTTTGATTTAACATCAATCCCTACAAATTTACTTGGTAAATTTGAAAACAATGGTTTGGTCGGTTACAGAATTGAATATTTGAATCCAGACCCTAGTGCTACTGATGCAAAAATAAATAATTTTTTTAGAGTAATCACATCTAATAACAGAGCTGAGCCTGTTAATCAAAATTTGACAAATAGCAATCAAAAAGCTATTAGATACAGATTTAACGATAATTCTAGTCTTACTTTTTGTACTGTTTCACCTTCGTCAGCATCAAATGTTAAACCAAACGTTTTTCCATTTATAGGACAACCTAATCAAAAAGTAATAATTACCAATACGTTTTTCAATCCTATTATGTTGGAAGTTGAGATGGTTCAATATGATATCGAAACGTTAGCATTTGCTTTGTTTGGCAACCAAACAAAATCATTGGATGATGGTATTTACACAATCTATAATTTCAATAATGATATTTACAAACAATATGATTTATATGAAATAAAAGATAGATTTACAGGTAAACCACTATTTGAAGTTAGGGAACAAAGAAGCGCTATTGATTTCAATAAAACGTTCACAAATATCACAACCATTTAAAAATGAGTAATAAAATAAAGGTAGCGGGTTATTCTAAAAAATTAGTTTTTACTGATGGTATAGAATACATTAATTTTAGTCCAGATTTGGTAGGTTTGCAACTAACCAGCGAAGGTGGTACGCCTCTATTTACTATGGGTAATTTCAATATTACAACAAACATAGACCCAAAAATAGACAAATTTTATAACTCTGCTAAATTTTCTGAATTTTTTACACTATCTGATTTAGATTTAAATTTAAATGAAACATTAACTTTATTAACAGATAATGCAGGTGTTTATTTAAATTTAGATAAAACAAAGTTAGATTATTACGCTCTTTTTGGTTCATTAAGTGAATATATACGAGTAGCGTTAGAAGAAATCATACTAAATTGGCCAGCTTCATTGTATATGACACCATTGTCACAAACAACAGATGGTGAAACAATAAATGGGTATACTGTTGAAAATTATTCTTATGATTCATTGACTGAAATAGCTAGTTTTAAAGTTAATACAAACTTTATCAACAATAAATTTGGTATTACATACTCAACTATTGGTAACATAGAAAATACTTTTAACTCAAATAACACATTAAGAAATTTAACTATTAGTTATAAATATTATTCTGTTCTTTATAACAATGTTGAATATCCATTGGTTGATTATACAGCATCAACCAGCAATTTAAATGATTACATATACTTAAAAGTAAAAGGTAATCCATTTTCTGGTTCATCAATAAATCAATACGTTTATTATCATGTAAAACCAAATAAACTAAAAGAAGAACTATTCTTCAACACGTTACCAGATTTTCAAGCTTATTTGTTAAACAGACAAATAACACCACCATATACCGCTACATTCAAATACCCGACAAAATCAGAAATGGGTGTTGTTTTATACATATCTGAAACATTGACATGGCCAGTATCTGATGGTTACAATATTGATTTTGACACTACACAATATGTTGATTATGCAACTAGGTTATTCGATTTATCCTATTCAAATGACTTGTTCTCAAGTAACTTGATGAATAGATTCTTGGTTTCCGAATCAATAACCTCATTTGATACTGTACCAGTTAATATTTCTGGAAATGAAAACGATGAAACTGGTCAAAAAATAAATAAAACCTTACAAATATATGGTGTTGGTTTTGATGAAATAAATCGTTACATAACTGGTATTCAGTTTTCGAATGTTGTGACATACAATAAAGAAGATAATACACCAGACTTATATTTAAAAAATCTTGCTAGAGTACTAGGATGGGAGCTTGTTTCATCTGTATTAGAGAATGATTTACTAGCTAGCTATGTATCTTCAAAGCCATCAACTTATAGTGGTTTAACTGTTGGTTTAACAGCAGTTGAAGCAGATATTGAACTTTGGAGACGTTTAATTCTTAATAGCCCGTGGTTATGGAAGTCTAAAGGTGCTAGAAAATCAATTGAATTTTTATTGAAATTCATAGGCGCCCCTAAAGGTTTGGTTACTTTTAATGAATACATTTATAAGGCAGATGGTCCTATTGATGTGAATTTATTCCAACAAATATTGGATTTAAATGGTATTACGGAAGATATTAGCACATTCCCAATTGACAGTGAAGGATATCCAAAACCTTTATTTGATACTGACACAATGTATTTTCAAAACAATGGTTTATGGTATAGAGAAACTGGTGGTAGCGGTTCCACAATAGATATTCTAGGTGGTAATAACCCACACTTAGGCCCTTATGATAAAGGCTATAAGTACATAAAACAATTTGAAGAATTAATAACTAATTTTTCTGCTGTAACCGTTAGTTCAGTTACCACAACAACCGATACCGTTAATTTATACACCAATTATGATTTGGGTACATTTGACGAGGGCGTTTCAACAGCAACTACAGTAGATACTGTTGTTACTAATCAAAATGATTTGGATTTAACTGGTTGTGTAGTATTTGAAGCTAAAATAGAGATTGACCCTAATCCAACACAAGTTTTAAAT